GTCAAATCATTGACACAGCTCTGAACGAACAAATGAAGAAGCTAGGACTCGATCAGGCTTCATGGCTTGCAAACCTAATGGACTGCGCAAACACCACTAAGCGAGACAAACTGCGATCTGACGCGATAAAAATGTTAGGAGATCACTTTGGATTCTTTAACCCAAAACCAGCCTCTGACGCTGGAGCAGATCCAGAATCTAGACTTGGACGAGTTCAGTCGGCTGCTGATCGAGCTAGAAAAAAGTGATGCGTCTGCGGCTGACGATCTCATTTGGCTTCGTTGTCGCACGGACTTGGCTTTCTTCGCGGCTTACTTCTTTCCGCACTATTGTCGGTATGACTTCAATGAGTTTCATCGCGACGTTTTCGATGATTCTATTCTTGGCGAAAGAGCGGTTAGACGAGTACGCGCTGCACCTCGCGGCTATGCAAAATCGACGATTACTGCCCTTATCAAACCCATTCACGATGTATGTTATGGACTCGAAACTTTCATCGTCATTCTCTCAAATACTCAGGACCAAGCAGACGGAAAGCTTAAAGACATTCGGACCGAGATACTTACTAACGATCGCCTCATTGCTGTTTATGGATTGGCGTTTCCGAATAAAGCGCCTGGCTCAACGCAGTATGAAGTTCTTTGCGGAAAACGCTCGTGCAAATTTGAGGCGCATGGATCGAACGTCGAACTTCGAGGTATTAGATACGGAGCCAGTCGTCCGAGTAAGATCATCTCTGACGACTCAGAGCATTCTGAGGAAGTTAATAACGAAGAGATACGAACTAAGTATGAAGATTGGTATTTCCAAGTTGTAAGCAACATAGGCGACGAAAAGACCAACATCGAATTCATCGGTACGGTTCTGCATCGTGAGTCGCTGCTCATGAAGCTCCTGAAAAATCCAGCTTACGACGGGAAGCTCTACAAAGCAGTCATCTCCTGGTCATCTCGAGAAGATCTCTGGCAACAGTGGCGAGAGCTTTACACCAACTTGGATAACCTTAATCGGTTGGCTGACTCTGATCTGTTTTACAAGATCAACGAACAGAAGATGCTTGAAGGCACTCGAGTTCTTTGGCCTGAGAAGGAGCCTTACCTTTGGCTCATGAAGGAGATGGTAGAAAAGGGCAAGCGCAACTTCATGAAGGAGAAGCAGAACGAGCCGATCTCCAACAAAGATTCTCTTTTCGATAATATGCAGTGGTATCGCGAAGTCACTGAAGGCATTCAGATCGAAAAGACTGGCGTCATCATTCCATGGAATCATTTGACGCATAATGCAAACGGAGTTCTCGATCCAGCGACTGGACAAACCAAGGCTCGCAAAGGGAAGCTCGGCGACTACGCGTGTTTACTCACTGGATATCAGGACTCGAAAGGTCGCCTACTCGTCCACCACGACTGGACGAAGCGTGCGAAGCCATCCAAGCAGATCGAACAGATCTTTGAGCTTCAAGAGCAGTTCAATTACAATAGATTCGGGGTCGAAACCAATCTGTACCGTGAGATTTTACTGCCAAACATAGCTGCAGAGAAGACGCGCAGAGAAAAAGAGCGCAAGGCTGCAAACATTCCAAATTACGGAATCAAAGTTTCTTTCTATGATATTGAACAGACCGAAGCGAAGGATAAGCGGATATTTTCCATTGAACCAAAGGTGAACAATGGAAATATTTTGTTCAGTAGATCGTTGTCGCAAGAATTTATTGGGATGATGGAAGCATATCCAACGCCAGGCCACCACGACGACGGTCCTGACGCTTTACATATGCTATGGAGTCTGGTCAATGGAGCGTACAGAGCGAAAGCAGTTGACCTTGATCCCATGGGTGGAAGATGAAATTTTGTCCGAAGTGTAAAACTGAAAAAAGCACGTCTGATTTTTATAAGTCTAAGCAAACGAAGAGTGGACTTATGGGTTGGTGTAAGGCTTGCCACATATCGGCCAGTTGTTTAATAGCCAAAACACCACGCGCTAGAATGAGATCAAAAAATAAATACGCATTGCTATCACCAGAAGAAAAGAGATTGCTCGCTCTGAAGGGTAGGGAAGCTAATAAGCGATACAGGATGTCGCCACACGGAAAAAAGAAGACTTCAGAACGAAAAAAATCAGACAGCGCAAAAGCACGCGAAAGGCAGTACCTTTTAAAAAGAGAGTACGGACTTTCAGTTGAAGAGTATAATCACATGTTTACGGTGCAGAATGGAAACTGCGCTATTTGTGGATGTAATCAGTCGGAATTGACAAGACACCTTGCTGTGGATCATAATCACGATACAGGTTTAGTCCGTGGTCTACTGTGCATTCCGTGCAATGTAGGAATCGGAAATCTTAAAGACGATGTTAAAAGACTTCAGTCTGCCATAGACTATTTAAATAAAGCCAATGCAGTCGATGTGGATGTGATGGGAGGCCGGTAGTGAACTTTAAGCTACGCATATTCAAACGAGGTCTTGCAGCAAAGAAGCAGGTCAAAGGTAAAACGCTCGCTAAGCAGTACACCAAACCAGGGAAAACACCTTATCAGCGAGTTCCGAAGAAGCTAAAATGACGCCTTGGATCGTCGAAGTGCAGAAAGCTGTGGATTATTACGCTCCTAAGATCGAATGTCATGGTCTCGGCCATGCTTCATATCGATGTGGACACTGCATGAAGGGTTACTTTAAAGTAAAAGGACTGAACGATCACGATGAAAAATGTACGCAATGCGGCTATACTGTTTCAGTACGACGCAGAGATGACTATCGGGGGATTTAATGCCTGGACAAATTAGCAGATTCGTAAACTATTTTTCACGCTCTGCCGTCCGCGCCAGGAATAATCTCGGTGTCGTCCTTGGATCTGAACGTGAAGGAATTCGCAAAACACGCAACAAACATCTCGAAGTCTATGACGCCTATTACGAAGGATCTCAATACGACAAGCTCCCAAAATGGGACGACTCCCACGACAAAAGCGGCGAATTTATTCCCGTTCGCAAGCGTCAGCCCAGAATTATTTACAATTTCGCCAAAGTTCTATGTGATCGCGTGTCTGCAAAGATGGTTGGTCAAGACACGTTTCCGAAGCTGAAGGTCGAAGACGATCCTGACACGAGCGAGTTCATTCGCATGATCGTGAAGGCTTCAAAGATCAGATCAAAAGTGATGGATGCGATCAAGCTCATGTGCCTGAGTGGATCGAGCTTCCTTCGGTACTATTTGGTTGATGGATCGATCGTGCTAGAAACTTTTCACGCCAATTACTGCTATCCAGTGTTTAAGCCAAACGGAAAGCTCCAGTCACTCACGATCAAGTACGTTTTCGACGACCAGGCTGATCTTGATCCAAACGGTAATCCGAAAAAGAAGTGGTACAAACTGGAGTTGACCGAGAATTCTGATATTTTGTACGACACTCCAGATTACCAGTTTGAGAGCAATCCTACTTTTAACGTAGTCGGCCAGTCCGATCACAATCTTGGATTTGTGCAGGGCGAGTGGTTTCGGACATCGGTAGACAAGTTTTCTCCAGACGGAAACTCACTGATCGCTGACATTTTGGATTTCATCGACGAGATCAACTACTCGTTGTCTCAGTCGAGTCAGGCTGTCGGGTACGGGCAAGAGCCACAGTTGACTGTCTCTGGAATGGACGTTGATGAGATCGATAAACTGATCAAATCAAGCTCGAAGGCATGGAATTTAGGACGCCAGGGCAAGGCTGAGTTCGTTGAAACCAATCTCGAAGGTGTGAAGGTCGCAAACGAGCTTCGCGACAAGATCCGTCTTGGCATCCAGGACGTTGCAAGGCTTCTGCTACTTGATCCTGAGAAGATGGTTGGACACGCGCAATCTGGCGAGGCGATGAAGGTTCTTCATGGTCCGATGATTGAGCTGATCGGTGAGATTCGTCCACTTGTGGAAGACGCGCTGATCGAACTCGTGACGAAGATTGCGATCACAGTTCTCAAGGTGAATGCAGAAGGTCAGCAGACTGACATCATGATCCCAGAAGGCTGGCAGCCACAGTCGTTGGATGTGGTCGCTCATTGGCCACAGATCTTTCCGATGACCTTGGATGACCTTCTCAAGAAGTCACAGGTCGCGATTGGTCTTGCCGCTGCTAGGATTATGTCTGAGGAGTGGGCGACTGGTTTCATGGCTCAAGACGTTGGAGTTGAAGACGTTCAAGAGGAGCTTGATAAGCTCGCTGCACAGCCAGTGATGAGTCCGTTCGGACCAGTGAGCAGTGAAGGTGGCGGATTAGCGCCAGTACCAGGATTTGAGCAAGGAGCACAAAGTGGCAAATAAAGGCGAAGGCAGTCGTGGTGGGCATATCATCGGACACACGAAGTCTGGTGCTCCGATCTATGGAAGTGCTGCAGATCACGCTGCGAAGATCAAAGGTGGCAAGAAGTTCAAGAGCTACGAAGTGGAGCCTGAGAAAGATCCAGACCATCGCGGGTACCTTCAACAGAAGCCTACCAAAAACGACTCAGGTAAGATTTATGACAGGCCACCGCTCAGCACTGAAGAGCTGAAGAAATTCGGTAAGGCAGTCTCAGGCAATAGCGCAAAGAAGAATGCCGGGTCAGCAGCTCTCGTTGGTGCTGGATTAGCTACGTCTGCAGTCGCTGGAAAGCTTGCTGCGAATCATGTTCACGAGGCTGCGCACACTCATAACGCGCTCAGGAACGTCGAAGCGATTATCGGGCAAGGCAAAGCGATCGACCTGCGCGCGCTCGAGTCAAAGCTATCTCACAGGGCATTCAAGATCCGGAGCCTTGGCGGAGCTGTTGCTGCATCTCTGGTGGCTACTGGAGTTTACAAAGCTGGTGGCGACGAGACATCCAAAGGCAAGAAGGCTGCAGAGGCGGCAGGTGCTGCGGTGGCGACATTTGCACTTAATGGATTGTACTCGAGAGCATTGGGAGCTGGCAGAGCGCAAGCGGTTGCTTACGCCATCAAGAGATTTAAAAGAAAATGAGCCAGGAGTTCTTCGATTCTCTTGATGTTGATGGGATCGTCGAAGACCACGCAACGGCTGTCGTAGGACTTCAAGAAGATCAGGCAAAGAAGATCGTCAAAGCGTACAGCGAGATCAGGCAGGATCTGCAGGATCGATTGCTTCATGCACGTTTTGATTCGTTCACTGCGCAGAGACTGAGATCAGTTTTGGCTCAGATCGACGCTGCGATTGATGCTACAAATAAGAGTTTGCACACTACGATTGGAGTTGGAGCAGATCACGCGACCAGGCTGAGCTTGAATCAGTTGGTAGCGGAGCTTCACAGGTTTGATCGGAAGTTCACTGGAGCGGTCAGGCCAATCAATCTAAATGTGGCTCATGCAGCGATTGAGACAAAAGATTTTTTGATGAACCATTATCAGAAGAGTTTGTCGCACTACTCGAGTCAGACCAAGGTGAATGTTGCCAGGGCTTTGTCGCAAGCCGCGCTCCAAGAGCTTCCATACTCTGAAGTAGTTTCAAAGGTAGGACAGTTTTTTGAAGGGCAAGAGTGGGAAATCCATAGAATTGCTCGTACCGAATTGCATCACATTTATAGTGTGGGCAAGCTTCAGGGCATGAAGGAACTAAAGAAAGAAGTTGTTCCTGACTTAATGAAGGGCTTATTCCACCCGATGGATAGTCGGACTGGGAAGGACTCGATTGAGCTTTCGATACTGAATCCGATTTTGCCATTGAATGAACCTTTCGAGCAAAATTATACGCCGATTCTAAAGAATGGCAAAAGAGGCAAGACTCAGCACTATGAGTTTATGACTCCACCAAATAGACCAAATGATCGCGCAATATTGATCCCAGTTCGGGATCAATGGCTAAAATAAGATTGAGTGCAGAGGCTAGCATTTTAGTGAGTGCTAGCTGATCTTTGCGCGCGATATCACGATCTTTCCGAAGTTTTTTGATGGTGGCGAGCAGTTTCTTTTCGCGTTCTTTAGGGGTCATTTTAATTCTCCTGGTATGCAGTCTCACGACACAGCTAACTTAGCCAATCGAGTCGAGTGGCAATATATGCACCTTCTAGTGATCGTGACACGCTCTATGACGGCTTGCGTGTTCGTCATTAAAAACGTGGAGTCCTGCTCGACGTATGTCATGACATCGCAGTCACATACGTGACAGAAAAACTCTTTCGAAATATCGATATTGGCGTCTTGTGGGATTGGCATAAAGACACTGTTCTAACAATGTTCAACAGTAGTCAATAAAATAAATCACCTATTACCTGACTAATAAAATACAACAATTTGACTTCGATGCCTAAGTCGTCCAAAATGAAAATCACGTTACCAACACCTCACAACCCTGGACTGAATCCAGGTCGAAAGGACAGTTACATGACAGTCGCAGAATTGAAGGCAGCACTTGATCTCGCTATGGCTGAAGCCGCAGCAAAACCAGATGACGCCGATCTAAAGTCAAAAGTCGAAGCCGCAAAGGTTGCGCTGGCCGCAGCCGAAGCAGCACAGGTTGATCCTGAAGTTGCAACAGCAGACGAGAAGACTAAAAAGTACATCGAATCACTCCGAAAGGAGAACGCGAAGTACAGGACGCAAGCGAAAGAAGCAGCGTCTAAACTAAGCAGTGTCGAAAAGGCGATCGGAGCTGTCGGAGATGAAACCCCGGAAGCAAAGGCTGCTCGAGTAGCACAAGAAAACGAAACCATCGCATTCGACAACGCGGTTTTATCAAACGCTGTAGAACACGGTGTTTCAAAAGAGAGCATTAAATATTTCAAATATCTAATCGCGGAAGCGGCTGGATCTTTGGGAGAAGGTGAAGAGTTGGCTGAAGATAAGATTGCAGAAATTGCGAAAGAAGTGAAAGCTAAGAGCGTGAAACCTGCAGCAACTACTACAGTCACGAGCCAAGCAACTGCACCAGCAGGGCAAGCTACTTCTGGGATGACTCCAGAACAGTTTGTAAACCTTGGATTCAACGACAAATGCAAACTCTATGAAACTCAGCCTGACCTCTACGCATCTTTGATGAAGCAAGCCACTGCGAAGCGACTTCTCAAATAAGAGGGATCTATGTCAGCAACAACTTCAGGTGATTTTAATTTTACGCCGAAGGTTTGGAAAGACCATATCATGGCCTATTTCCGCCGTCGGCTCGTGGCCGGTGCTTTTGCTCTTCAGGACGACACACTGAAGTCTGAGCCAGGTACGGTCGTCAACTTCCCATACTTCAAGAAAATCGGCGATGCCGAAGAACCTCTTGAAGACGTTGGCTTGCTCGTTGACAAACTTTCTGACGACGCTTTCAGCGTGACTGTCAAGGAAGTGTCGAAGGCTGTCGGCGTGAAGAAAAAGGCGTTCAAAACGTCCGCTGCTCGTTCCGAAGAAATCATCTCGGAAGTGCAACGCCAAATCGGTCGCGTCATGGCAGAAAAAGTCGACAAAGACTTGATCGCTGAATTCTCTGGTGCTGGCAACTTCACTGTTGGCTACACTGGTGCAACTTCGGCTGACAAGATGACTATCGCTAACCTCAACGTTGGACGTATCACTGCGTTCGGCGATTTGTTCGGCGATGCAAAGGTTTGCTTCATGCACTCCCTCGCATTCTTGTCCTTGATGAACGGTTCGACTGCTGGCTTCTTGCAAGCTAACGCACTCGATCCAATGTGGATGGTTGAAGGTTTCCAAGGCCGTTTGCTCGGCATGGCAATCGTCGTGACTGATAGCCTCGGAACTGGCGCTCTCGGCGACGCTTCCACTGGTTATAAGGCATTCATCCACAAAGACAGCGCGTATGGATTCATGATCAAGCAGGAAATGGAAGTCGAAAGCGACTACGATATCCTTCATCGTGAATGGGTATTTACTGGCGACGAGTGGTACGGCGTGAAATCCTTCCATGCGAAGGTTTCTGCTTCGGACCTCAAAACTGCTCAGTTGATCACTGGCGTCTAATTTTTAGATCAAAAGGAGACTAAGAAAATGGCAATGAATAACGAACTCCTTCCTCAAGTATTGCACTTGCAGGTTGGAACACAGGCAGCGAGCATTTCGCTTCCTGGAATGAAAGTCCTGAGAGACACAATTGTAAAACGTGTTTCTCTCATCAACCAAGTTGGCCTTGCTGCTGACGACACGAACTATTTGCAAGTTCAGCTCGTCAACATCGTTGGCGACGTGGTTTTGGCAGAAGTTAGCTCCAAGCTGACTGGTGGCGAAGGTTCTCTCGTGGCAAATGCGCCACTTGATGACACTGCTACTGCTGCTTTGCTCGCTGCTGGCACTCCGCTGGATCTTCCAGCCGGAACTGTCTGCTACGTCAAGGTAATCAAGAACGGAACAGGCGCACCAACGCTTGCTCAGCTTGAACTCGAGATGTACTCGAAATAAAGAATTCGGGGAGAGATTGGGTTGCTGAAAAGCCCTCGTCTCTCCCCGTTTTTTTAAGTTACAAAGGAATCGTTATGGGAATCATGGCACGTAGAAGGCTCGCACTTCGCAAACAGCAAGAAGCGAACGGCACAGCAAAGCCTGTCGAAAAGAAAGTTCCTAATCCTGAGAAGCCAAAACCTACTCAGGCACCAAAGAAGCGCACTAAAGAAATGGTTCCCGCCTCACTACTCAACAGGAGTGACGACTAATGGCTTTCACCACTCAACAGATGCAGGATATTATTTACTATCTGGGGTGGCCAGGTAAGACCATTCTTCCTGATTCTACGCATTACAATTCGGTCATTTACTCTCGTTTAGTCAGTCTGATTCCTGAGATTGAGTCGCAAGCTACTGCGCTCGTCACAAGGATCAAGGACATCGACAAAGTTCTGATCGCGTCGATCGCGCGCGCGTCTACTCTCGAGGTAGGCGACATCAAGATCAATCAACGTGAGCGAGAAGAGCTTCGCGCTGAACGTAAAAAGGTTCTCGTAGAGCTTTCTGACCTTTTGGATATCGATGTCATGAAGTCTAGCAACACCAGCATTTCGATGGTGTCATGAGCACGAAAAATCCTCTCATCGATAGCTTACTTCCAGCTCTGGATGGAATCTTAGGTGTCAGGGATTCAGTTGGCGCGGTTCTTCGCACAGTTTCGATCCTCACTCGCACATGGCAGGGCGGCAATCATCCAGGAGAAGGAACTCCTTTGGATACGGTTGTCCAGATGCTCCCGACTCCATTCTTGAAAGATTACTCTCACAATTTGCGCCTAGTCGAAGGCGGAATGGTTCGCCAAGGCGACATCATGATTCGCAATATTTCAAAGCACAAGTACCCGACTGAGGATCTTGTGGATTGCAAGACTCCATCAAAGAGCATAGAAAAATTTTACCTGATTGATGATCGGCTCTATACTGTAATCAGCGTAAAAGAAGACTATGTGACATGGGATGTCCAGGTTAGAAAATACTCAAACCAGAAACGATACGGAGCGTAATTATGGCAAGTGAAATGGGAAAATCGAAATTGATGGGCGCAATGGCTGCACGTTCTCCAGAAGGCGTAGCACCAATGGCTGGCGATATGGGCGGAGCATCGAAAGGTTTTGAAATGAAGCCAGGTTCCAAGGGCCGTAGTTCTGGACCTTGCTTGCCATTGTCAACTGGTGCTCCAGAAGGCCATTCTTTGCTCCCATCGGTTGAATCCGAAGCTGGCGAAGATGAAGGCGCGATTGAAGAGCCAGGCGAAGGTTTTGAAGACAAGCCAGTAGCCTAATGGCGACAAAAGCAGTCAAGATGTCGGATCTGTCCAAGCATCTTGGGCAGTTCGGCACAGCAAGTCTGGCGACGCAGAAGAAAGCTGTCGGGCGAGCAATCGTGACGGCCATTCCTAAGCTTGTCGCAGCTAGTCCGGTTGATACCGGGCTTTACGCGCAGAGCTGGGACTTCACTCTTGACGATCAGAAGGCGATCATCGGAAACTTTGCGCCGCACGCCGCAGTGATTGAATTTGGAGCACGCCCATTCACTCCACCGTTAGGGCCGCTTCTAGCCTGGGCGAAACGCGTATTGAAGGACTCTAGCCAGCCACCAGGATATTCACCAGAAGTCCAGCGGTTGGCTAGAGGAACTCAAATGAAGATCGCAGCCTTGGGGATGAAGCCAAAACATATCCTGGAGAACGCAATTCCTGGTATTATTGAAGACATCAAGAGAGAGTTGGCGGGTTCATGACGATTCCACTGAATAATCCAGTCGAGCTTTGCATGGATGCCTTGGAGATCTATTTCCAGCGCGCGATGCCAGAGTTGAACCACATCATCCAAGACTTCCCGAATCCAAACGATGACTTGATCTTTCCAGGGCTGAGTCTAACGCACCAAGTAGGGGCTGGTTCTTTCACCAATTTTCAGCCTACCGAAGAATCAGTAAGCTCTCCCCCCAAGCCAGACAAAACAGTCGATGTTGTCTATGTCGTAGGGCAATGGGATTTTAAGGTTCAGCTCGATTTTTGGTGCAGTTCAGAACCTGAACGTAATAGAATCTTTTCAAAAGCTAAGGATGTTTTGAATCCTGACATCAATCCAATGGGATTGCGGTTGCAGATGCCTAATTATCATGGAGCTTGGGCTTCTTTTACATTGGATGGTTTCGATCATAACGATGGAGAACAGGCTTCTCAACGTGGTGAATGGCGTGTCATTGTGATGCTTTTAGTTACATGTCCTGAGATCAGAGAAGCGAAGAGCATTGCGATCACTGTGCCTGTTGCAATTAACCCGGTACTCGTTGATAATCAAAGCGTACCTTTATGAATATGGAGATTAAAAAATGAGCAGCCCATTCAGATCCTCAAACCCATTGGATTTTGATGCCGTAGACGGCATTGTAATCAACGA